CGTGCTCGTGTCAAGCCATATCCAGCCTATCTTTGGAGAACCAGGTGGCGAGCCTCCGATATAGCTCACGTCGTCGGCATGGTCGGCTGTGACGTCCGCACCGCTCTCTCCTGCCCACTTCTTCGTGTCAGACTCGGCGATCTGGTCGGCGCTCTCGGGAATAATGTCAATGGATACCAGGTCGATGTCTGTTTGCCCCGGTTGCCCCAAGTAATTTACACGCACCAGTGGCCGGAAGTACCGAACGTCTTCGTGTAATACGGCGGGGTTATCCGGACTGTTATGTACGGTACTGTCACCCGTAGCGGCAGTGCCCTTGATATACGCCGTGTACACAGTCCAGGCAGCCTCCGCGTCTTCCCTAACTACCACCCAGTGTGACCCAAAAGTTGCATCTTCCCCATTGGCATTGACATAGCCATTGTCGGTTGCATTGCGCCCCGAGACTCCCACGTAGTAGGCGCCTGTGCCCGCTGATCGTCGGATTCGTACCCGAACGCGATATAATTTCGACGGGTCGAAAGGTATACTCTTGTAGTAGCCCAATATAACATCGTCATTTCCGGCGTTGTCACCGATACGCAAGAACTTCCCGCCTGCTACCCCTCCCGATTCGACGGAGTACTCACCGGTACCGACCAACTTCGGCCAGCGAGTGAGTATGTCGTTGTTCGGGTTCTCGAATGTTTCCCGGAACGTTTCTATCGGATTGTCGGCCGTGACGTCGGCGTTGTCTTCCGGCTTTGACCCGTCATCGACCACAGCAGACCATGCCGCGTGAATGGTCGCATAGTCTTCCCAAGACGCTCCGTTGTAGCGCTTGAGAAGCTTGGGGTCCTCACTTGTGTCGAGCCACAGCCAGCCTTCCTGTGGATTGCTCGGGGCTGTAGCCTGTACATGGGTGATGTCCAGCGCGTGCTCGGCCGTGACATCGGCATTGTCCGACGGCTTATTCCCGTCGTCAACCACACTGGACCAGGACGCATGGACCGTGCCGATTGTATCCCATGTAGAACCATTGTAGCGTTTGAGCGTATCGGGCGACGTGCTCGTGTCGAGCCATATCCAGCCGATCTTTGGAGAACCCGGCGGCGAGCCTCCGATGTAGCTCACATCGTCGGCATGGTCGGCTGTGACATCGGCTCCGGTTTCTCCTGCCCATTTCTTTGTGTCGGACTCGGCGATCTGGTCGGCGTCCTCGGGGATGATATCGATAGAGATTTCGTCCACGATGGTTATACCGGGCTCAGATAAATGGTTTGCGTACACCCGTACCGAGAAATAGACCACGCCTTCCCTAAGATGGGCAGGGTTGGATGGGTCACTGTGTTGAGTAGCGTCACCGTCTGTGGAATGGCCGGTAAAATAGCCGGTGTATGTCGTCCAATCCGAGCCGGGGCTGGCAGCAAAGGCACAGATCCAGTGCGCAAACTTTGACGGCGGGTGCAACGGGTTCCTGTCGGCGTCCCTGCCGTAGATGCCTGCGTAGAATTTTCCCGTCCCCGCCGTTTGCTTCACCCGCACACGCATGCGGTACAGTTTGTTGGGGTCGTAGGGCAGGTCCTTGCTCCAGATGATGGATACCCCATCGTTGCCGCTGTTGTCACCTGCCTGGAGAACCTTGCCCCCAGCTACTCCTCCGGTGGTGATTTGATACTCGCCTTCGCCGGAGATGGTCCAACGTTGTGCAAAATCGTTGTTCGGGTCCTCAAAGGTCTCGCGAAATGTTTCTATAGGATTGTCGGCCGTGACGTCGGCGTTGGCTTCCGCCGGAGCGTTCGCCAGGTCCAGCGCGTCGATCTCCCCCACCTTAATCGAGACGGCGCCTACAGTGTCCTCTTCAATCGTCGCTCCGTGAATGATCTTCTGCCCGAAGCTCGGGTAGGGTGTCCCGCCTTCGACGGTGCACATAATCCATTTGCCGTCACCCTGTATGTCGGCCAGGTTGTCGGTGGCGTGGAAGGTCGTGGGTGTATCATTTACGTCCCAATAGATGTATTTCTTGTTGGTGTTGCTTGAAGAGATGTCGTAGACCTCGCCCTGATACATCAGAGAGACAGGGTCGCCCCCGTCAATAGCACTCCAAGTAACGTATCCGGCAGATGGTGTGTTTGCCTCCCATTGCAAGTTGGACGTAACAACGTCATCCGTTTCGGGCCCAATGAGGTTGAAGCTATCCCGCATAGTATCCCAACGCGGATAATTCACAAGGGCAGACGATTCTCCATAACTTCCAGGAGAGACGTAACCTTCCATCGGGACGTCCGGATCCTCGTCGTCGCAACTGTAGACGGCCGGGTCGTACTCGATGGCCCGAATTCGTACGACCTGGTCGCTGCTCCGCTCCAGACCGGTCACACGATATTTCCGTGCATAGAGGTTCTGGGCGCCGTAGGCCCACAGATCCTCCGGCTCGGGAATGTGTGTCCAGGTGTCGGTGATCGTGATGACATTGTCCTCGACATTCGAGACAAGATGGGTCTCGATGGATTCCGCCCCCTCCGGAGTGACCACGCGCACCATCACCTCGCCGGTGCCGTCAGTGAGTGTGACGGACTTATCGACTGTGATCGTATTATGCGTGGCCCGGACTACGCGCCCGCCCTGGCCCCAGCTCGGGCTGTCCCTCTGGACATAGATCACGTCTCCCAGGGTACAGGCGATCGCGTCGATATCGGCCTCGAATTCGATCACCGAGCGGAGCAATTCGTTCTGCGCCAGCCGGTACTTGCCCGCTCGCCAAGCCTCCGTTTGTTTCGTGGTCCCGAACAGTTCGATGGACGTTTTCTTCACGGCCTCGCCGGCGTTGGGATTGAAAATCGTGAACGGGACGCGCTTGTAATCCTGCTTCTCGTCACGGTACCAGATTTTGATTTCGCTGACCCGGTCTTCCAGGGGCAGAAAGACTTCCTTGAAACTGTTCTGGTGGATGTTGCCCACCGCGAACATCTGGACCGGTGTATCTTCTTCCTTGTCGATCGCGAGAGTGACTTGCGTACCGTTCCATATCAGACAACAGCGGGCGACTTCACAGACTTTCAGCGCCGCCTCCCACATGGATGTCGCCGTGTCGAAGCCTCCGTTGAACGTGATGCGTTTCTCCGTGCCGCCCTCGCCGTCGGATACGAGTTCGTCACAGAAACACGCCAGCTCGTAGAACTTGGCGGTATCGATCCGCTCCGGCGGGATCCCGTCGTAGCGTATCACGGCATAACCCTTCTCGTCTCCATCCCCGGTGATGACAGGATGAGTCAGAATATCGTAGAGGACCCATGCCGGATTGGTGCTGTACTCGATGGTCCAGTTCTCCCCGTCGTAGACCCGGAGTACCCGGCCCTCGACTTCGCAACTGACTTTCAGGCTCCCACTCAATTGCTCGGTGGCCAGGGCCGAGATACCGACCTGGGCGCAGCCGGGATGGGTGAAAGGCGTATTGATGATGCCGCGAACAGCACTGACTCGAACCTCGTCGCCATATTGTGCTTTGAGCTCTGGAGTGGTGTCCCTGTCTTCACTGGTCTTTGTCACTCGAATAACGTAGCGAGTGCCCTTCTGGATTGATACAGGGGAGCCTCCGGGATAGTTCCCACTTGCAAGGTATCTAACCCACTTGGGAGTGAGAACCTGCCCGGATATACCCCCTTCCGCCAGTGTAGAGTAGGAACCCCCTACAGGTTTGATTTCTATCCTCACATAAGTATATGATCTACTGACTCTGCCAAGCTTCAAATGGTTTTTGTGTACACCATAAGGAAAGAATAGTTCAACCTCAAGATCATCATAATCACTATCCGGCATAGTATACTCGTAGGGGCCTTCAGAATTTCTCACGAGTTGATTGGGTCGATACTCTATCTTACATGTTAGAGGTGTACTATCAAACTCCAAAGCAGTCTGATTCAGTGTGCCAAGCCGTATATCAGTTTCAACGTCCGGAAGGCAATCGACAGACTGATCGTTAATTTGGATATTGCTAATGGACTTGATAGGTCCATCACACAAACAGATAGCCGCGGTGAGGGTTTGCGTTTGTTGCGAGTACCCAGGATAGCTTGTACTTGCATTGATGATATTTCCATACAAGCGGTTTTTGCCGTAGAACCGGGGTACGACGATACCCTGTGCTTGTACCGTTGCCGGACCCCAGCCGTACACCTGAGATGGGTAACGGCTTTCCGGGGGTTCCAGTTGCGGGGCAGGCATAACCGAATTGATAAGCGTGCCGCCACCGACGATAATCATGCCGGAGAGAGCCAGCTCGAAAGCTTTCATGCCGGCGAAAGGAGTTAGCCCCCCGAGGAAGCCGGCGATAGCGGGGGTAGCCCAGACTACGGCAATCATCGCCACAGCGCCGAGAATCTGTTTGGCGTCGTCGCCCCCTTCGACAACGGGCATGACCACGATCCGGTCGCCCACCTTGGGGACGGTCGAGGCCCAGAGGGGCTCTTCCACGGGGATCCCGTTGATGCTCATCGTGACCGGAAGGCCCGAAGGAACGAACCTGTCGTGCAGTTCCCGGAGCGTTTGGCCCGTGTAGGCGGTCGCATCGAACCGCCGCTGCCGCCGGTCAAACGGATTGGTGACGGTGACGATCTGGATATCGGTAGTAGCCATCGATTCGTTTCTGCCAAAAAGGACTATCAATCCGTTCAATGCAAACGTGACGCTTCTTCATGACGTGGAGAAATCGGTGCCTGTCCAGCATCACCCCTACATGACTGACGTAGGGCGGTCGAACCCGAAAGGTGACGAGACACCCGGGCTCGGGCCCGTCCAGCTTGTCGTACACCTGCGTGCTGGCGACGATGTAGTCGGACCTCTCGGCCGGGTCGGACGGCGACTCCCTCTCGGGCAGGACGATTCCCATGCGCCGGCAGACTTCGCGACAGAGCCCGTAGCAATTGTACCCCTCTCGATTCTCCGGGTCGAAGGGTTGACCGATTAGATCGTCTATGTGAACCATCATGCCAATCTCACCGAACCGGACCGGATGCCCGGAAAACCCCCGAATCGTGTCGCGTTCCCCCGCTGGTCGCAGTCGCCCAGTGTTTTGCCGCAGGTAGCGAAACCCGCCTTGCCCCCGGAAGTGTACGTGGAGTACCCGGTCGAATCGATATCCACGGTGAACGCATTGCCGTCCTCATCCGGGTCCGCATCGACGACGGTCCCCGTCTGGTTATTGATTTCGGTCATACCCTCTACGTCCGTGATTTTCACTGTATCGTCCACCGAAAACGGGTGATCGGTACAGGAAATCTTGGCGTTGGCGGCGCGCGTGATACCGGAGATATCCTTGCCCACGTAGCCGCACTCGGCGCCCTCGTAGACGAATCCGCAATGCTGCGCCAGGTACATACGCAAAGGAAACTGCTGACGCAGGGGATTGGGCGCCCCCAGGGTGAAGACTACACTCTCGGCCGTGCTATAGCAGGCCAGAACATCGAACGTCATTTCCAGTTCGGCATAGTCTTCGTCCAAACGCGCTGCATTGACCACGGTGATAATGACGCTCGCTCCTACACCCCCATCCTGTTCGTCCAGGTAGGGCTCCAGCAGCTGCGAGACGTTGCTAACGGTCAACGTCACGGTAGGAATCTCCCCCCGGTTGTCCTGTTTCGCAGGAGTGATCTCG